GCGCTCGCTGGAAGCACGCGCCCCGTCTTCAGCGCCGCAGCCTCGCGAACCACCGCTCCGATCGATGGATCAGCGGTTGGCGCGACGATCAAACCGATCTTCAGTGGCTCCGTCGCGCGGGTGGTAAGCGGAGTTAATGTCGCCGCCTCAGGCGTGAGCGATGTGCCCGTGTTCAGCGCTACCTTCAGCGGTACGTGCCGGGGGCCTGTCACCAATGCGACTGGCCATACCACAACTCCCCTGTATACGGCCTCAGCCGCTCTGATCAGTGGGCATGCTGGATCGCAAGGCATGACAGCATCGGTCCCGCCGCTGTTCACTGCAGCGGCGGCGGCTTCGATCCATGGCGCGATGATGATCTGCACGGGCACGGTCGCGCCCCCTGTCTTTTCCGCGGTTGTCGCCGGAGCAACCGCCGCGGTCCATGCGGTCGTGACCTGCATTCGAAGTGCCCCGGCTTTCACCAGCTCCGTCGCGCGGACAACGGGACCCGTGCTGGTGATGGCCAGTGGCACGAACAAACCGTTCTTCGGCGCGTCGATCGTGGCATTGACGGGACCGCTGAAGTTATCGGGAACCGGCGCCACAGTCCCGCCTGCATTCAGCGCGGCCTCGATGGGCACACTCGGCGCGGCTCGTGGCAGCGCATCAACAAACACGCTCCGTCCCCAGTACACGGGATCGGCGGCAGCATCGGGTGGCCGCATTGGGTTCGCTTCCGCAGCAGCCGCTTTCGCGCCGGCCTTCACCTCGGCGAGCCTGCACACGATCAAGGGCGTCACTGGTAGCGCCACTGCAGCATTCTCGCCGCAGATCTTCTCGGCCAGTGGGCTATTCATCAGCTCAGCTGTTGGCGCCAGCGGTGCAGGGACCAGCGCAACCCCGACATTCAGTGGGGCCCTCATGGGCACGCTGGGCGCGCCCCGATGTAGCGCATCGGCCAGCACCATCCGTCCCCAGTACTCGGCTTCGGCGGCGGCAGCGAGTGGCCGCGTCGGATTTGTCTCTGTCGCTTCGGTCGCTGCACCGGTCTTCACCTCGGTAAGCCTCCAGGCGATCAAAGGCGTCACTTCCAGCGCCAATGCAGCGTTCGCAGCGCAGATCTTCTCCGCCGGCGGCGTGTTCGTCACCGCAGCGACTTGCGCCAGCGGTGCAGGGACTGTCGCAACCCCGATATTCACCGGGTCATCGGCCGGAAACGTTGCCGGGGCGCGGGGCGCGATCGGAGGCACGTACAACTCCGGCCTCTTTGGCGCCGAAGCCGCCCTGACATTCAGCGCAACTCTGGCCAGAGGAATGGCCAGCTCCGCGCCGCCGCTGTTTGGCGCGGTGTCAAACAACGTTCTGCTTCCCCTCGAATGTTCCTCGGTAGCGCTCTGGCAACCCTCCCGCCGCTTCAACCCCGCCTGGGTCTCAAGCTCGAAAGTGCTGGTGAGCCATGCGTAGAAACGAATCCGGCCAGATCATCTCCTGTCACTTGGTGAGCCGAACCAGCGGCGAGGACATCACCGATGGCACGGTCCAAGTCTTTATCACACTCGATGGCGGCGAGCAGTTCCTCGGCAGCGGCACGATCGAGCACGAAGGTAATGGAGATTGGACCTATCGCCCCAACGCGGCAGAAACTGACGCGGCATATCTCTCCTTCACCTTCGTGCACCCCCAGGCGATCAACCAAACGATTGGCGTGTACACGATCAGCCTATCGCCCCGGCCCGCGGCCAGCGGCAGTGCTCTCCTGGCGCGATCTGGCGAGTGGCTGGCGCAGATGCGGCGGAAATACCTGGCCCCGACCGCGATCTCGCTGCAGGTGCTGGCGACCATCGGTACCACCACATTCCAGAAGGATGATGGCGCCGGAGCAGTAATCGTCACCCAGAGCCGCGACTACCTGATCGACGCGACGGACCTGGTCGTAACCAACGAACAGATCATTCCCGTGGCGGGTGATCGGGTCATCGAAAGCCGCAGTGGGCAAAACTTCACCTACGAGGTCATGGCTATCGGCGATGAACCTGCCTGGCGCTGGGCGGATGTTTATCACCGCACTCTGCGGGTTCATACCAAGGAGGCCGCATGACGCCGTCAATTATTTTTCAGGTCGCCGATGCGGTGCTCGCTGAACTCAACGCCTCACCGGTGGCAGCGGAAGCCAAATTCCAGGCCCAGCGGCATTACCGCCCGGTCTTCGAATTGCCGCAGCTCAAGAGTGTGCATGTGAGTGTGGTCCCCCGCGGAATCACCATCGAACCGCAGGATCGCGCCAGCAATAGTCATGACGTGGCCATTGACGTGGCGATCCAGCAGCGGGTGCAGGCGGGTGATCAGGGAACTCTGGATGCATTGATGAGCCTCGTGCAATCGATCGGCGATGCGCTGCGGCGCAGGCGCCTTTCGTCGATGCAATCTGCGGTGTGGGTCAAGACCGAGAACCTGCCCATCTACTCGCCGGAGCATCTGGAAACCAAAGGGACATTCACCAGTGTGCTCACTGTGACTTACAGGGTGGTGCAATGATACAGACTCGCGCCAAGACCCGATTCGATGCTTCCAAGGTGGTCAAAGCTGCCCGCACCGGCAGCATTAAGAGCCTTGGCCACGCCGGCGCGGCGATCCGTCTGGCGGCGCGGCATTCCATCCGCAAGAGCCCCAAGGCCTCCCCCGCCGGCACGCCCCCGCATACGCGCAAGGGGCGAATCCGCAACGCCGTCAAGTATGCCGTCATCGCCGCGGCGCAGTCGGTGCTCATTGGTCCAGACGTGGAAGTGGCCGGCACGAGCGGCAAAGCGCACGAGTTCGGCGGGCACTACAAACGCGAAACATACGATCGCCGCCCGTTCATGGGACCGGCACTGGAGAAAATTCAAAACCGTCTGCCCGCCTTTTGGGCCGGCTCGGTCAAGTAAGGAGAACGATCATGGGTGTCAAATTTGGGATGGATGCCAAGCTCTATTTTTGTGTTGCCGGCATCGGCGCCACGCCGTCGTGGACGCTCCTGGACAACGTCAAGAACGTCACACTGAACCTGACCAAAGGCGAGGCTGACGTCACCACCCGCGCCAATGGCGGCTGGAAGGCTACGGCCGGCACGCTTAAGGAAGGCACGATCGAGTTTGAGATGGTGTGGAACACGTCGGACGCGGGATTCACCGCGATCCAGCAGGCGTACTTCGCCAACACGAGTATCGGCATTGCCGCCATGGATGGTCCTATCGCCACCACCGGCAGCCAGGGACTGTGGGCAGACTGCATGATCACAGACTTCTCACGCGATGAGCCGCTGGAAGAAGCGATCAGCGTGAAGGTCACGGCCAAGCCCACGTACTCGGCCAACCCGCCGATCTGGAAGACGGTCAGCGGGAGTTAGGCGAAGCCCGCGGCACTATAGGGAACCCCGGCGCTTCGGTGCGAGTGCGGCGTATTCGGCGAATTAGCCACAAGACAGGCAGGATCAGCGTGATCAGGACCAGGATCCAGTACGGGCAGGCGAACAGCACCCGGCTCCTATCGGATTCGCCGGCAGGCCTAACAACAACATGAACGATCCGCATCCATCCCGGGCGACCGCCGACGCCATACAGATCCGAAGCGCTGCGTCCTTGCAAGGGAGCTTCCAGCCCCGCATGGCGATAGCTAACGATCCAGGCGCGGACGAACAGCATGGAGAACAGCAACAAGAGGATTGTGACGCTGCCAAACAAGAATGACCACAAGCGTCTCATGGGCGGCAAACTAACACCGCCGTGCAATGAAAGGAAATGACCAACAATGCGAATCTTCAACGATAACGCCGCCCGATCCTGGACCGTGCAGATCAACGTCGACGCAATCAAACGCGTGCGCGACCTGGTCAAGGTCAATCTCCTGGAAGTAGTCGAGGGCAAGCTGATCGAGCGTCTAGTCTCAGACCCGATCCTGCTTTGTGACGTGATTTACGCAGTCTGCAAGCCGGAAGCGGACGCCAAGAGCATCACCGACGTCGACTTCGGCAAAGCGATGGCCGGCGACGCGATCGATCATGCGACGACCGCGCTGCTGGAGGACTTGGTCGATTTTTTCCCGCAGGCCCGACGCCGGGTTCTGGCCAAGGCGATGGGCAAGCTGCGGCAGCTGGAGCAGGTGATCGTCAGCCGGGCGGAGACGAAGCTGGACAGTCCGGAGTTGGAACGGGAACTGTTACGGCAGCTCGCGGAACTCGAGCAACTGCAGCCGTCACCGAGCGCCTGGTCTGGCAATGCGCCGGCATCCTCGGCGTTGACCCGGCAAGACTGACGCTTCGGGAGCTTCTGATGATGATAGATGGCCGGATCGAGCAGGAATGGAATCACACGGCAGCGCTATTGGCGATGCTGGTGAACGTGAATCGTGATCCCAAGAAGGGACGTGCGATGAAGCCCGCGGATTTTCATCCTGCAGCGATTAAGGCGGCAGCGCGATCGCAGCCGCTGAAGGTGGATTTGAGCCTGCTTAAGACGGTCTTTGTGGATTCAAGAGCATGAATTGGTCGCAGTTGCGAGCGTTGATTCAGCTTCTGGCCCTGCTGGGGCTGGTAGTGCTTTTGTACCTGCTGAATCCCGCGTCGGTGAGGTAAGTCATGGCATCCGCGCAAGGAATTAAAGCTGGAAGCGCTTATGTTGAGCTGCTGGTCAAAGATAACCGGCTTATCAGCGGTCTGGCCAGCGCCGGCAAACGTCTGCAGGCTTTTGGTTCGGCGATCAGCGGAATCGGCACCAAGCTCATGCTCCTGGGCACCGCAGTTACGGCGCCGCTCACGGCACTGACCAAGGCATTCGCGCACGGGGGCGCTGTACTGTTCGACATGACCAAGCGGACCGGGTTGTCAGCCGAAGCTTTGTCGGAACTCGGCTATGCCGCCGCACAGACAGGCTCAGATCTGGAAACGGTCGAGACGGGCGTCAAGAAGATGCAAAAGACGTTGTATGCCGCAGCCAACGGCTCCAAATCCGCCGCCGAGACTTTCGCGGCGCTGGGGCTGAATGTCCAAGAGCTGATGGCGATGAATCCCGAGCAGCAGTTTGAAGCCATCGCCAAAGCGATCTCCCGGGTCGAAGATCCCACCGCGCGCACCGCGCTCGCTATGCAGCTATTTGGCCGCAGCGGCACCTCGCTGCTGCCTCTGATGCAGAATCTGGATGAGCTGCGAGCTAAAGCTAAGGCGATGGGGTTAACCACTTCGTCACAGAGCGCCGCCTCCGCTAAGGCGTTGGAGGATGCATTTACAGACTTGGGGCAGGTCACCAAGAAGACCGGCACGATCATCGGCTCGGCGCTGGCCGACACCCTGCGCGCCACCACGCAAATGCTCACTGACCTGATCGTAAAGCTCAACGAGTTCATCAAGCAGCATCAAGATGTTGTCGTCGGTGTCTTTAAGATCGCAAAGGCGGTCTTTGCTGCCGGCGTGGGGCTTGTGGTGCTCGGGACGATCATCTCGAAAGTGGGCGTCGGAATGACGCTGCTGGTAGGCGCAGTGACCAAGGTCGCATCGGTGCTGGGAATGATGGGTTCGATCTTCCTCTGGCTGATCTCCCCGATCGGGCTGACGATCGCCGCCATCGCAGCGCTGGGCGCATACCTTATATATACAACCGGAATCGGGGCCAAAGCGCTGGCGTGGATGGGGGAGCGGTTCCTGCAACTCAAGGACGAGGCGATTGCTTCGTTCACGGGGATTTCTGATGCCCTGTCCGCTGGCGAAATCAGTCTGGCAGCGCGGATCCTGTGGCTCACGCTCAAGCTGGAATGGGACAAGGGCATCGCGGCGCTGCAGCCGGTCTGGCTGGAATTCAAGAAATGGTTCCTGGAGATCGCGTACGGCGCCTTCTATGGCGCCCTCTCGGCCTGGGAGATCGTCCAGCACGGGTTGTCCGTCGCCTGGATCGAAACCGCTGCTCTTCTCTCTAAGACCTGGACGAACTTCACCGGTTTCCTTCGCAGCAGCTGGGAATCGGTGCAGAACTGGCTGGAGAATCGCTGGCACGATCTGTTTGCCCTCTTCGATGACACGTATGACGCGGCCGCCGCAAAGGACATGGCCAATCGGCTCAGCGAGCAATCCCAGCAGAAGATTGAACAGGAGCGGCAAGCCGCGTTAGCCCGCCAAGAGCAGAACCGTACAGCCCAGCGTCAGCAGGAATCACAGCAATCGGACGCGGCGCTGGCGAAGATCGGCGGCGATTATCAGCAAGCGGTTGCGGAAGTGACCGCTGCCAACGCCGCGAAAATCAACGCAGCTCAGGATGCAGTTGATCAAGCACGCGCCGAATGGCAGAAGGCGATCGATGGAGCACGCACCAAACGCATCGCCGCCGACGCCAAACGGGATAGTAAGTCCACCGACCATCCACCGGATGTGAACGATCAATTCATCGGCCTGGCAGACGTACTCGCCGAGGCGCAAAAGCGGACGATTGGCGTCGCAGGCACGTTCAATGCCGCCCAGGCACCGGGAATGGGCGCTGGTGGCGTGGCGGACCGCATCGCCAAGGCTGCCGAGCAGACCGCCATCAACACGAAGAAGCTGCTGGAAGAGATGCGAGATATGGAGCCATCGGAGTTTGAATAAATCATGCCCGTCACCGTCGTGGAAAAGTTCCAGAGTCGAAGCGGCGATGCTTCCAGCATTGACCTGCTCTATACCGTCAGCGGTACCGATGATGACGTGGCAGCGCGTGCTGCACTGGCGACCAGCGCGCCCGGTTCATACTCGGGTCTTGCCCGCGACGATGAATCCATTCACGTCGAACCGCTTGGCGGCGGACTGTGGGATGGGAAGGTCCGCTACGCCAAGTCCACCTTCCAACCCCCCGCCACCGGCGATGCGACATTCAGTTTCGACACGACCGGCGGCACCCAGCACATCACTCAGAGCAAGCAGACGATCAGCAAGACGGCAGCGTCGGGCACCGCGCCGGACTTCAAGGGTGCGATCGGTGTCTCGCATGACGCGGTGGAAGGCGTGGATCTGACCATTCCCGTCTTTACCTTCAGCCTCACCCGCTACATCTCCGCAGCCGACATGAACCAGGCGTACATCGGGCAGCTATATGCGCTGACCGGCAAGGTCAATTCAGCACCCTGGGGCATCAATGTGGATGGCGTGCAGCTGACCTTTGCGGCGGGCGAGGCATTGTTCCTTGGCGCCAGCGGCGGGAAGCGCAAGAGCGAGAACGATTGGGAAATTGGTTTCCGTTTCGCCGGCAGCCCCAACGCCACCAACCTATCCATTGGAACGATCACCGTGCCCAGTAAGAAGGGCTGGGAGTACCTCTGGGTCCGCTATGACGACGCGGAAGACACTGCAGCACAGACCATCGTGAAAAAGCCGATCGCAGCGTATGTGGAGAAAGTCTACGACGAGGGCGACTTCAGCGCCTTGGGGTTCTGAAATGAGCGAGCC